AGCTATAGATTTTGATGCAGCTAAATATTACTTTGGTGTAAATAATACTTGGTATGCAGCAGATTGGGGAACAGATGGCGACCCTGCAAGTGGTGCAAACCCATCATATGATTTAACAGATGGTACTAAAATGTTTCCGTTTGTTTATGTAGCAGGTGGTACATGGACAGTAAACTTTGGTCAACAACCATTTAATTACACACCACCTACAGGCTTTAAAAAACTAAATACATATAACTTACCTGACTCTACTATTGAAGATGGCAGTCAACATTTTGATACTTTAACTTGGTCTGGTAATGGTGCAGTAGATAGAGAAATTACGGGTTTAGAATTTCAACCTGATTTTACTTGGATTAAATCCAGAAGTAATGCAGTAAACCATTGGTTAATGAACTCTGTAAACGGAGCAAGAAAAGGTATTTCATCAAATAATAATGGAGCAGAACAAGCATTTGACCAAGCAAACTATGATTTTGAGTCTTTTGACTCTAATGGTTTTTCTGTTAGTCCTCCATATTATGCTCATGTAAATACAAGTGGACATACTTTTGTAGGGTGGAACTGGAAAGGAAATGGTACAGGCTCATCTAATACAGATGGTTCTATAACATCTACAGTATCTGCTAACACAACAGCAGGGTTTAGTGTTGTTACTTATTCTGGTAATGGTAGTGCAGCTACAGTAGGACATGGACTAGGTGCTATTCCTGATATGATAATAACAAAAAATAGGTCAGCTACTAATGAATGGTGTACTTGGCATAAAGATTTATCAGGAGCATTTGACTATAATGGTGCATATATATATTTAAATACTACTGACCAAGCTTATACTACTAGCGTATTTTATGATGGTACAGGAATATCAAGTACTAGAGTTGCTTTTAGAGGAGGTACTGGTGAAGTAAATGCTTCAGGCAATAATTATATTATGTATGCTTTTAAAAGTGTAGAAGGCTACAGTAAATTTGATAAATATACAGGTAATGGCTCTACTGACGGACCATTTATATACACAGGGTTTAGACCTGCTTGGATTATAGTTAAAGGTACAAGTAATGGTGGAAGTTGGCATATGTGGGATAATAAACGAAGCCCGTATAATGTTAGCCAAGCTAGATTATTAGCTGATACTTCTGATGCAGAATCATCATTTAGTGGTGTAAATTTAGATATGTTAAGTAATGGCTTTAAATTAAAAAATTCAGATGGATCAATGAATGGCTCTGCAAGAACATACATATACATGGCATTTGCCGAGAACCCTTTTAAAAACTCAAACGCACGATAAGGACAAATAATGGCTTACAAACTAGACGGAAAAACTCTTATTATGGACAGGAGTTTTACACATAATGAAATACAATATCCTAGAAACTGGTTACAGTTATCTACACAAGAAGAAAAAGATGCTATAGGCGTTACATGGGAAGCAGATCCTGTACGTGCAGATGACAGATATTATTGGAATGGCGAGATAGATAACCCTAAAGCTATGGAGGATGAAGATGCAAAAGATAAAGATGGCAATCAAATATATGTACAAGTATGGAATCCAGAAACTGAAGCAATGGAAAATACTGAAGAAAAGCTAGTAACTAGAGGACTAAAATTTGGAAAGATTGCAGAAGTAAAACATACAGCTAATACATTACTAGCACCTACAGATTGGTATGTTATAAGAAAAATGGAAAGTGATGTAGCTATGCCAGCTAAAGTCGTAGATTTTAGAGAAGAAGTAAAAGTAGAATGTGATAGATTAGAAACAGCTATTGCAGCATGTACTGATGTGGAGGGTTTGATTGATGTCATGCAAGGAGCATCATGGACTACATTGTAGTATTAGCCAGTATAGCTGGTGGGTTATGCAACTATAACACCAAGAAGATTAAAGGTAAAAAGCCAAAAGGTGGTCATATAAATTGGTTGGTAGAAAGGAAAAGACATAGGCAAGAGCTATTCTACAATATAGGTATAGCACTTGTATCTGCTAAATTTTTAATACCACCAGTCATGGTTTCTTTTAGTCTGCATAATAGTTTTGCACCTGCATTAGCATTTTTCGTTGGATATTCTGGTATGAAACTTATGCCTATGATATTAGACAAAATTAAAAAAACACTAGATAAATTTTAGGAGCAATGAATGTTTGGTATAAGTAGTTTTTCAGCAGCTCCTTTTAGTGCTATAGCAACCTCTGTACATCTTGGCGTTGCTGCTATATCGGCAGTCGCTACTGTAACAGCAGTAACAAGTGGATTACCAGTTACTAGCACAGCTTCTATATCAGCAGTAGCATCTGTATCNGCAACACCAGCACCAATAACCTCTACTGGGGTAGCCACTATATCAGGCGTTGCAACTGTATCAGCANCTCCAGAAGGGGTAGCAGTTGGTTCTGCAACCATTACTGGTTCAGCTACAGTTACAGCAATTACCTTAGGCTTACCAGTATTTGGCACAGCAAGTATTTCTAGCGTAGGTTCAGTATCTGCATCCTCTGTAGCAATTTGGAGTGGAGTAGGTACGGCATCAGGAGTCGCAACATTAACAGCTTCAGGAGTAGAAACAGATAGTGCTGTAGCATCTATATCAGCTACAGTTACTTTAACTGCTAATGGAATTATACAAGGTAATAATTGGACGGATGTGCCTGTTGGCGAAAACACATGGTTAAGGATAGGATAATATGAGTAGAGCAAAAATTAGTGAATGGTCATCTACAGCAGCTTCTAATACAGATGTTGGTGGTGTAAATATTGCAGAGGGTTGCCCACCTGCTACAATTAACAATGCTATTCGTGAAGTAATGGCACAATGTAATAATTGGCAAAGTGGTGCTAGTGGTGATAACCAAACTAACGCAGGTACACTTACTAGCTCTGGCACACTAGCCGTTACAGGCTCTTTCACACTAGATGGTGCTACAGGAACTGCTGGTCAAATTATGACAAGTGCAGGTTCTGGTGCTACGCCTACTTGGGCAGATAAAGTAGATGGTGTTTTAGCAGGATTTATACAAATGTATGGTGCAGCATCTGCTCCTACAGGTTGGTTATTATGTAATGGTGCAGCAGTATCTCGTTCCACCTACGCTACATTGTTTGCTCTCATAGGAACTACTTATGGTGCAGGTGATGGTAGCTCTACATTTAATGTACCAGATATGAGAGATAAATTTCCTGTTGGTTCTGGAAGTACCTATGCTCTAAATGCTACAGGTGGTAGTGCTAATTCTACATTACCTAGCCATACACACACAGCAACAGTTACAGACCCCGGACATAATCATACAATAGCAGGAGGTGATGGAAGTACAAGCATTACTTTTGCTAATGGTGGTGGTGCAGGCAGACCTTCTGGTTCTGGCTCTTCTCATCAAACTGGGGTTATTTCTACAGCAACTACAGGCATTACAGTAGCAAACTCTACAGAAGGTTCATCCTCAACTAATACTAACTTACCTCCATACAGAGGAATTAACTTTATTATAAAGACTTAATATGCCTACACAAAGAGTACAGTTTACAGAATGGTTACCTGACCAACCTGATAATGCAGGTGGTTTAAATGATGCACTAAATGTTATACCTGTATCTATAGGCTATCAACCATTTCCTAATGCAGTAGATTTTAGTGGTGCAGCAGCAGAATCTATAAACTCTGTATTTGTAGCTAAATGGGGTACAGAGGTAATTATATTTGCAGGTGGTGCTACTAAACTATTTAAGTTTAACAACACTACAGAAGCGTTAGAAGATAAATCTAAATCTGGTGGTTATAGCAGTACATTTTCTTGGAAGTTTGTACAGTTTGGTAAAACAGTTATTGCAGCTAATGGTAACGCTATTCTTCAGTATTGGACTATTGGTACATCTACAGCATGGGCAGATGTAGCAACATCTCCAATAGCTAGACAAGTAGCTGTAGTAAGAGATTTTGTAGTAACAGGTTATGTCAATACAGGAACATTAGGTAACTCAACAGTACAATGGTCAGACATCAATGATGAAACTGATTGGACAGCAGGTGCTACATCACAAGCAGACAATCAAGTAATTCCAGATGGTGGTAATATACAAGCAGTAACAGGTGGTGAGTTTGGTCTTATACTGTTAGAAAAGTCTATTAGCAGAATGAGCTATGTAGGATCACCATTATTCTTTCAGTTTGACAACATCTCCAGAGGATTAGGTTGTTTAAACGGCAACTCTGTATGTCAATATAATAATGTTACTTTCTTTTTAAGTGATGATGGTTTCTATAGTTGTGATGGTACAAATGTAACACCTATTGGTAATGAAAAAATAGACAGATGGTTCTTTACTGATATAGATTTAACACTTATAGATAACATGAGTGCATCTATAAACCCTACTTCCAACATTGCTGTTTGGAATTATGCAAACACATCCGGTGGTAGAACTATATTAGTATATAACTGGACACTAGGTAAGTGGAGTCATGTTGATACAACCTCTACTGTGCTAGGCAATATAGCGACTGTAGGCACGACTTTAGAAGGTTTAGGTACACTAGGGTACACCGACATAGATACTATGCCTGCATCACTAGATGCTAGATTATGGGCAGGTGGTAAATTCCTATTTGCAGGAGCTACAGGTACTAAACTATCTACCTTTACAGGAAGTGCGTATAACTCTAAATTAGTAACTACTGATATAGAGGTTGGTTATAACTCTTTTGTAAACTTATTAAGGCCACAAGTAGATAATGGTAGTGCTAATATATCTATAGCTAGTCGCAAAGAATTAGATGATGCAATCGTATTTACGACACCAGTAGCTACTACAGATGAAGGTAGAGCTAGTGTTAGAAGTTCTGGTAGGTATCACAGGGTAAGTGTAGAACCTACAGGTAGTTGGACTAATTGTATGGCAGTAGATGTATACACCATACCTAGAGGTAATAGATAATGCCTAGAATGTATAGAACATTGCCCTATCAGGGTGGTGAACCTAGAGCAGTATCAGAGGTAGTAAACAATGCTATGAATGGCAAGACTAACAATAGTGGCACAGTAAAATTAACTGCTAGTTCCACAACCACTACTTTAAATGATGAAAGACTAGGATTTGATAGTGTCATAATACTATCTCCTTTAACTGCAAATGCAGCAGCACAATCACCTTACATCTCAACCCATGCTAAAGGTAGTGCAGTTATAACACATACAAGTGTAGGACATGCAGATTTAAATTTTGATTATATTATAGTAGGTTAAGTGATATTATTACAGTATGAAACTATATGTAGTACCAACTAATTTTGTATATCAGTATTGGGATTTAGCAGAACCATTATTACAAAAAGCATTAGATAAAGGTAATGGTGAGTTTACTGCTGACCAACTCAAACTACAAGTTATACAAGGACAACAACAACTACTATTACTTATGAACAAAGAGAAATGTCTTTGTGCATTTACTGTCCAATGGATAAACTTTCCTAATGACAGAGTAGCCTATATTACCTATATGGGTGGTAGAAATACAAAAGCAGGATTTAAAGATTTTAAGATTTGGGTAAAAGCAAATGGTGGAACTTGTATTCAAGGATCTACTAAATACGAAAGTATAGTTAGGTTATTTAACAAACTATATGGTTATGAAAAAAAATACACACTAATGGAGCTAAAACTATGAACGATTATTTTCCAGAGCTAGATGGAAACCAATCTATTGACAATGGTAAGATGGGTAGAATACTTGCAAAAGGTGGTAGTCCGCAACAGCAAACACAAACGCAAGAAATTGACCCTATGCTACGACCTTATATTACTAAAGGTTTAAATGAAGCATCTAGGCTTTATGATGAAGGTGCTCCAGATTATTTTCCGGGTGATACTTATGTTCCAGCAGGAGCAACAACCACTACTGCATTAGATGCAGCTAGAGCTAGGGCAACAGCAGGTAATCCATTACTACCAGCAGCTCAAGCACAACAGATGTCTACTATTCGTGGAGATAGGCTATCAGCAGGCAATCCATACTTTGATGCAATGATGAGGTCAGCAGCAAAACCTGCTGTATCAGAATTTAATACTGCTATTAGAGACATAGGTAGCAGAACAGCTCAATCAGGAAGATATGGTTCTGGAGCAATGGCAGAAATGGAATCTAAAGCATCTGAAAACCTAGCAAATGCCCTTACTAGCAGAGGTGCAGAATTAGCTTACACAAACTTTGCCAATGAAAGAGGAAGACAAGATGCAGCTATAGCAAGTGCTCCTAATTTAGCTATGGCAGATTACTCTGATATAAACCAATTAGCTAGAGTAGGTCAAACAGAAGAAGGGTATGCAAAAGATGCACTAAATGCAGATATTGCAAGATATGAATATGGAGCTAACGCACCACAACAACAGTTAGGTAACTTTTTAGCAGCATCCTATGGAGCTCCTGCCCCACTTACTACTACTTCAACTTCTAGTGGAGGAGGTAAATAATGGCAATGGACCCAGTTACAGTTGGAACTCTTGTAGGTGCAGGTAAAGGACTTGTACAAGGTAAAGATTTAAAAGGTATAGCACAAGATGCAGCTATGGGTGCAGCAGGTGGTTATCTTGGTGGCAAGTTACCTTTTGGCGATATGTTTAAAGGTGTAAACCCTGCTGATGCAACCTCTACTGCAACTGCAAACTCCTTACAAGGTGGCACTTCTTTATTAGGCAGTAATACTGGAAATACCATACCTCTTAATAATGTTGGTATGGGTGGTCAAACAGCTAATTTAACTGGATTTACTGCTCCAGCAGAACAAACATTATTAGCTTCAAATAGCTATCAACCTTTAGGTGGAGGCATAGCTCCTGATATGTCGTTTAAACAACAATATATAAATATGACTCCTGATATTGGAGTAAACCGATTAGGTTCAACTACTACTCCAGATTATGTAAGTTCATTAATGACTAATGACCCTACTAAACAAATGCAAACAGCTAATTTTGATACTTCTGCAAGAAATATAGATGGCACTTTTGATAAAATAAATCAAGCTCCAAAATTTGATAATATAACTAAATCTACTCCAGAAGAAATAGCAGCAGCACAAGGTGGTTTTGAAAAACCATTATATGAAAGAGCATTTGATAGCGTTGTAGGATTTGCAGAAGAAAACCCAGTAGCAATGGCTGGATTAGGTTTAACAGCACTATCTGCTGGTAATACTCAACAACCTCCTATATCCCCCAGAGCAGGACAAGCAATAAAAGGTACATATACCCCAACACAACCATACAAAATAAGAAGGGCAACATAATTATGGCATCATTATTAGATAAAGAAAATTTAGATAAACTTCTTGGTATTACTCCTAGTGTAGTTCCAGATTCTTTGTTAGGAACTAATTTTGACCAACAAGCTAATGTTGCTACTGCTTTAGGGCTTGCTGCTCCTTTAATTCAACAGGGCGTAACTCCAAAATCTCTTTTAGAAGCGTATGTAGGAGCAAGTGCAGGTAGACAAGGTATTGTAGATAAAAAAACTAAAAACTATATAACAAGACAAGATATTTTAAATACTAATTTAAAAACACAAAAATTACAAGGTGATATTGCACAACAACCTTACGACTTGCAAAGTAAAAGAGTAAAATCTGTTTTGGATGTATCTAAATTAGATGGTATTCAAAGATATGTAAAAACATTGCCACCTATGAAAGCAGCAGAGTTAGCTATAAACCCTGACAAATATTTTGCAAATAATAAAATAACTGAAGAAGAAAGAATGTTGTATCAATCATTAGGTATTAAAGATAGATTTAATATTCCTCAAGATAAAGCAGGTATGGTAACTTACTTTAATCAATTACCAGACCAAAAAGATGTTGATACTCATAATGCAGAAGAAAATAGAAAGGCACAAAATGACCCATTATACAAACCTAACTATTTAAATAATGGTAAATTAGACTTTATTAAAAGATTACAAAAAACTAACAATGCTGATATGTCTAACAATATCAATACATCTGTTAATTCACAACTAGAACAACAAGTTGTTCCTGAAGGTATGGTAAAAACAGCAAATAAAAAAATTATGTCAGTAGAAGATTTTAATAAATTGCCATTAAGAGTTCAAGAATACCTTGACCCTGATTTAGGTGTAGAAGGATTTAGAAAAAGAAAAGAAAAAGTTTTAGATGCAAGAGTAAAAGACAAAGGATTAGCTCGTTACGGACTAACAACAACAAGAGATGTATCTAAAAATATTGAAAAAATATTAGATGACCCAGAAGCATTAAATGCTTTATTTACAACTACAGGAAGATTTGCTGTTAAATTTAATGAAAGTACTGGAAATTGGTTTGCAGAATCTGGTGGAAAAGCTGCTGATGTTGCTAATTTTTTAAATTCACTAAAAAGTAAACAATTTACAGAACAAATACAAAGAATGAGAGCTAATAACCCAACTGGTGGTGCTGTAGGTAATGTGTCTGATAGAGAAGTAGCTATGTTCCAAAATATGCAAGAATATTTAGCTATTGGTGGTAGTAGAGATAAACTCTATGAAGCATTGGTTGATTTATATGGTAAGTCAAAAATTCTTACAAATGAATATAAAACAGTTTTTATAGAAGATTATGGAGAGGACCAATGGTCAAATTCATTAAACAATGCTATGCACACATACAAACAATACCCATCTTCGGCTTCAGATGCAATAAGAAATCAAAAAGTAAATACATTACAAGAAGAGATTAATAAACAACCAAATACCCCTGTATTTAGTAGTCCTGAATCTAAAACAATTTTTAATGAATTATTAGGTATAGATTAAATGAGTGATACACATTTACAAAATTTAGAAAAAGCTATGAATATAGCATATGAAGCAGGTGAGATTGACAAAGCAAAAATAATGGCTCAAGAAATACAGTCTTATTCAAACTCATTACCAGAAAAAGGTATTACAGCAGATTCTAGTGCTGGTGAAGTAGCCCTTACTGCATTGGGCAATGTTATTCCTGATGCAAAAAATCTTGTAAAAGGTGCAGCATCAATGTTTACTCCATCAGGTGCTGTTCAAGCTATGGAAGGTATGATAGATTTAGGTTCATCAGGTATATCTAAATTAGTAGACGAACTTGGTTTAGCTAAATATGCTAATCCTCAACAAATGGAAAAGTATCGTAAATATAGAAGTGTTATTGCAGACGAATTTAATGAACTTGCTACAGAAGGTGGTATTAAAAAAAGACTAGCTGAAAAACCTGTTACTAGCTTGTTAGATTTAAGTGTTTTAGGTCGTGGTATAACTCTTCCATTAAAAGCACAACAGTATTCTTCTGGACTTCAAAAAGCAGGAGAAATAGGAAGTAAAATAAGTGGTGCTATAGACCCAACTCAAATAATTACTAAACCAGCAGGTATGGCTTTTGACAAAATTAAAAATGCAGCAGACATAAAAAAAGCTCAAATGGCTGATGTGGATGCTAAATTAGCTCAATTTACTGAAGAAGGGTTTGTTGTTCCTCCTAGTTCTACTAAACAAGCAGGAAATATTAGAAAAAGTGCAGAATCATTATTTGGTGACACAAAAAACAAAGCTATAGAAATAAATCAAAAAATATTCGATAATAAAGCTAGAAAATTTGTAAGTGAGGATATACCAGAAACAACTCCATTAACAAAATTAGTAGACTTCGTTGCAGACAAATATAAAGGCACATACGATACTATAAAATCTTATAAGCCTGTTGTTTTGAAAAAAAGTAAAACTACAAAAGGTAAACCAAAAGAAATAGATACAGGGTTTCTTGATGCAAGTGGTAAACCAATTATGAAAACAGTAACCCCACTACCATCTAAAACAAAAACTGTTTATTCCAGAAGTGGAAAAGAAATACTAAAAGATATAAAAAAAATAAAGTTAGAATATGCTAATGCTTGGAGAGCTGCTAGAAAAAAAGCTGAAAGAGATGGACAGCCTATTGATTACAAAAAAATAGAAAAAGAAAAAGCACGATTAGACAAAGCAGAAACAGAACTTGAAGTTGTAGCTAAAAAATATGGTGACACAAAAATAATTGATAGTTTAAAAGAAGCTAAACAAAGTTACGCTAGAGCATTTAATGTAGAAAGTTCTGTTAAAAAAGGCAATTTAGATGCTACTGATTTTTACAAAAAAAACACAAGAAACAAAGCCCCAGTAGATGGTGAAGGTAAAAAAATTATGGACTTTGTTGAAGAATATGGAGATGTTGTAAAACCTGCAAGTAAAGTAGCCCCACTATCTAAAGCAGGCATACAGCAAGGAATTCTTCAAGCCACAAAATATGGTGGTGTTGGTTATGCTACAAATGGCTATGGTATTCCTTTATTATTAGGAGCAGAAAAAGTTATTCCTAACTTATTATTAAGTAAAAATTCACAAAGAGCATTAAGCTCTGGAAATTATATGCCTACAGGTAGTGGTTTACTTCAAAGTGCTTCTAGTAGAGGTGGAGTTGGAGCTGCAACATTTATTCCTAGTTTATTAGAAACTACTAAAGCTGAATTAGCTCCATATTTGTACAGCGAAGACCCATCAATTCCTACTATTACTATTCGTGGTGGTGGAGCAAGATAATGAACGACATAAACCCAGTAGAGTTTGGCAAAATGAAAGAACAAATAGAGCATTTGCAAAAAGGACAAGACGAACTTAGAAAAGATATGAAAGAAATTTTAGCTTTAGCTGAAAGGTCTAAGGGGGGTTTTTGGATTGCTATTTCATGTGCTGCTTTTTTTGGAAGTTTAATATCTATAGTTATTAAAAATTGGATGCAATAATGAAATCGTTAAAAAAGTTATTTGGTAAACCTGTAGTAATAACACTTGCTGTACTTGCAGCACTACCAATTACTCCTTTAGTATTATGTTTATTATATGGATGGACTAACTAATGTTTCAAGCACTTATAGCACCAGTAACAGCATTACTAGACAAGTTTATACCTGATGCAGACACCAAGAATAAACTAGCACATGAGATAGCTACACTTACAGAGAAACAAGCTCATGAGATAGCTATTGCACAGATAGCTGTTAATAAAGAAGATGCTAAAGGTGCATGGTTTCAAGCAGGTTGGCGACCAGCAGTAGGTTGGGTATGTGTATCTGGGTTTGCTATAAACTTTCTTATTTCTCCATTACTACATCCATTAGGCATTATAATCCCACAAGCTGACACCTCTACTATGCTACCTGTACTTATGGGTATGTTAGGTTTAGGAGGATTGCGTAGCTACGAGAAGAAAAACGGCTTAACAAAATGACAAGGCTAACGCCACATTTTACATTAGAAGAGTTTACCTTTAGCCAAACAGCTAGTAGAAAAGGTATAGACAATACGCCAGATAAAGATGTTTTACAAAACTTACAATTTTTAGCAGAGAGGATGGAAGATGTTAGAAAGTTATTGGGTACAGCAATACACATATCTTCTGGTTATCGCTGTCTTGAGCTTAACACTATACTTGGCAGCAAACCAAGTTCTCAACACACTCAAGGTTTGGCTTGTGATTTTACATCAAGTCGTCATGGCAATCCTAGCAACATTGTGTTTGCTATTGTTAGCTCCAATATTCCTTACGATCAACTTATCCTTGAGTTTCATAACCCTTATAATCCAGATAGTGGGTGGGTGCATATATCTTTTTCACAGGATAACCCAAGAAAAGAAGCATTAATTATTAATAAAAATGGGACAACAATTTACACAAAACAATGAAAATATTAATTCTTGATATAGAGACATCTCCACATACCGGGTTTCATTGGGGATTATTTCAACAAAATATTAGCATAGGTCAGTTAATAGAATCTTCTAGTGTATTGTGTTGGGCAGCTAAATGGTTAGGTAAAAAGAAAGTATATTTTTCTAGTATATTTCATACCACCTTTACTAAAATGATAAAAGAAATATATAATTTAATAAATGAAGCTGATGCTATTATTACTTATAATGGTAAAAGATTTGACATGCCTACACTTAATAAAGAATTTTTATTACAAAAATTACCCCCACCTAGTCCTTACAAAGATATTGATTTGCTTACAACTGCAAGAGGTAAATTTAAATTTGCAAGTAATAAGTTAGATTACATTGCACAAATGTTAGGAATAGGAAAAAAGACTTCTCATGAAGGTATGCCATTATGGATAGAATGTATGGCAAAAAATCCTAAAGCATGGAGGTTAATGAAAAAATATAATATACAAGATGTAAAACTTACAGAAGAAGTATATTACAAATTACAAGGATGGATTAATATACATCCTAATTACAATATAGAAAAAGAAGATTTAGTATGTCCAAATTGTGGTTCAACACATTTACATAGGAAGGGGTATCAAAAATCACTTACAAATACTTATCAAAGATTGCATTGCCA